ATGGCGGCGGCGCCGCAGTGAAGCATGAGTCCAGGCATGGGGTGTCTCCTCAGTTGTGCCAGTGGTCGTGGATGGCGCGCAGCAGCGGCTGCGACAGCTCGGGCAGCGCCGCGTCAGCGCCGCAGAACGGGCAGAGGACGGTCAGGCCGTCGGGCTCGCCCAGGGTGGTGCGGTCGTCGATCACCTCGGCCTCGACGTCGAAGGCGAAGTGCTGACCGCACTTCGTGCAGACGCCGTGCCCGGCGATCCGGATCAGGCCGTAGTTCCCGGTCGTCAGTTCGTGCAGGGCCCTCATGATGCGAGCGTTCATTCGTGGTTCTCCAGGTAGTGGCGCAGGAAGCGCAGGGACGATTGCGCGCTGGCGATCGTCTCGTCGATGAAGTTGACCAGCCGCTTCGGGTGCAGGGCGACGCTGCCCTGCGGGCCGTCGAACGCGACCACGTCGCGCAGCGAGCTGGCCCCGAAGAGGCAGACCCGCTCGAACGTGTCGGGCGCCAGCAGCTCGACCACCTTGCCGTAGCCGCGGCGATGCAACGCCCGGCCGTGCTCGTCGAGGAAGACGACGCCGTCGAAACCGACGGCGCGGCGGATCTCTCTCCAGGCGGCGATGCTGTTCTCGACAGCGTCGAGGGCGTACTGCCGCAGCTCGTCGTTGCTCGGTTGGTTCTGCTGTTCCATGACTCTCTCCTCAGTGGTGGATGCGAACGTAGGCCGTGACCACGCGCAGGTCGTCGACGATGACGAAGATCGAGTAGTAGACGTCGGCCGAGAACATCTTCAGTTCGTAGCGGCGAACTTGACCCTCTTCATCCTGAATGCTTTCGTCGCCCCAGGCGACGACGTGGTTGACGATGCGCTCGGAAAGGCGCCGCTCGGCCATGCGCTCACGGGCGTGCGCCGTGTAGCGAAGGCCATTAGCCTCGGGACGGGGTAGTGCGCTCATTGCGTTCTCCAGTTTCGGCCGGCTGGGCCTCGTCAGCAGGGTGCTGTTCCCTGGACTGGTCTTCGATCTATCGGCGAGTCGGTCTCGGTTGGTGCGAGGCCCGCCCCCTGTTCACCGCCGGGATCGCGTCGTGCATCTGGTGTAGGTGCTATTCTCCACATTCTCAGCTGCCAGTCAACAGCTATTTGGGATTTTCGTTCTCTGGCTATATTCCGCTGTCAGGCAGAGCGGCTATCTGATATTCTGCGGCAAGTCAACTAGGGGGTGCATATGAAGCAGGAAGTGAAGCAGGATCGCGGCAAGCAGATCGTGATCTACGGCAGTCAGCCGATGGTCGATATGCTCGACCGTTACGCGCGGGCCTGGAACGTCAGCCGGCAGCAGTGGGTCACCGAGCAGCTGCGTGACCTGATGACCGCCAGGATGCCCGAGCTGATCGAGCGCGAGGCGGATAACGAGCGGTGGGGGATGCAGTGAGCGAGATGCCCGATATCACCGTGCCAGCGGTCTTTAAGTCGCTCGGGATCGAGCCGCGGCCGGAGTGGACATGGGCGGTAGGCGATCGGATGCAGAAGATGTACGCCGCCGAGCGCGGCGAGCAGCCGCCGAAGGCCCTGCGGAGGAAGACGAGCGGCGTGGGCACGCACTGTCTTGCGGTCTACCCCTACGACTGGCACCAGAAGATCGCGGACGTGATTCGCGTCGTCGCTCGCGAGGCAGAGGCGCAGCCTCAGCTGTTTGATGAGTGAGTGCCAATTCTGCGCGGCCCCTGGGTCGCGTTACGACCTGCAGTGCGACGCCTGCTGCGTGCGCGTCATCCGGTCCATGCCGGACAGGGCGCGGCGCCGGCAGGCATTGGAAGCCGTCAAGCGACGGCGTGGCAGCGTCGCGGAAGACCGCGTGCGCAAACTGGTAGAGGAATCTTGGGGATGATCATCAAGCCCGGAATGCGAATTTTCTATGTGACGCCGAACGTCGACGGCGACGGCGTCTTCATCGGCGAGATGGACCGCGCCGAGCGGTTCGTTGACGTGCCGCTGGCGGACCTGCCGCAGCTGATCAAGCGGCTGCGCGAGGTCAGTCGGGCGATGCGCGCCCCGGTTGATGGGGCCGAGGAGCAGGAGTAGAAAGCAGAAGGGCCGGGTCCGCTACAGACCCAGCCCTTCCAGGTGTCTCCCAGCCGTCCCGCAAGGCCAACACCGACAGGCCGATGGGACACCGGGGGAAGTCAGAAGTCAACCGGAATCCATCGGGGTGAGCATGAAAGACGATGTTGAGGACTTCATCTACAGCATTCAGGCCGCCGGCCTGATTCCGCCAGAGTGGCCGCTGCAGGTAGACGGCCAGATCCACCGCTACGCCACCAACGGCCGCCGTTCCGACGACGCCGGCTGGTACGTCCTGCACATGGTCTACACCGGGCGCGGCACCCGCCTGTACGGGGCCGCCGGCGACTGGCGCTCGGGCACCGTGGTGTTCTGGCACTCCGGCGGTGAGACCCAGTCACCGTCCGAGGCGGCCGCCCTGCGGGTCGAGATCGAGCGGCAGCAGCGCGAGCGCGCCCGTGAGCGCCGGGAGCGGCACCATAGGGGGCGCCAGCAGGCTGAGGCGCTCTGGGCGGCCGCGACGTCCTGCGCCGAGCCGCACCCCTACCTGACCGCCAAGGGGCTGCCGGCCGACTTTGGGCTCGGGCTCGACAACGGCGACCTGCTGGTGCCGATGCGCGACTGGAACGGGGACCTGCACAACCTGCAGCGAATCTCCCCCGAGGGCCGCAAGCTGTACGGCAGCGGCCGGGCCGCCGGGCTGGTCCACGTCATGGGAAGGCTTGACGGGCGCTCTGTCATCCTGGCCGAGGGCTATGCCACCGCCCGCTCCGCGCTGCTGGCAGACCTTGCCGAGACCGTCGTCGTGGCCTTCTCGGCGGGCCAGCTGAAGGCCGCCGCAACGGAGATCCGCCGTCGGTTCCCGAGGGCGCTGCGCTGGGTGCTGGCCGACAACGACCGCCAGACGCCCGGCAACCCCGGCCTGACCGCCGCCAAGGAAGCCGCCACGGCGATCGGCGGCAACGTCCTTGTGCCGGACGACGGCTCGACCGGGAGCTGCGACTTCAACGACCTCTGGCGCTCCTACGGGAGCGGCGCGCATTCCTGCCTGATCGAGGTGACGCCGTGAAGATCGAGTATCGCCACCTGAGGTGGTCGGAGTTCATCTGGGACGCTGACCTGGACTCGAAGACCAAGCTGGTCGCCATGTACCTGACTCGACACATGAACGCCGACCACTACGTCGTTTGGCCCTCCCTGGCGCTGATAGCCGAGAAGACGGGGCTGTGCCGCCGGAGCGTGCAGAACGCGATTGATGCGCTGGAGACTGCTGGGTGGATTACCAGGGAGTCTGGTGGGCCAGGGAAGGGCAGTAGCCGGTACATGCCGGTCTTTCCGAAAGCCGTGGAGCGGCTGATGCAGCCGTTCAGCGGCGTGGAATCTGGTTCCGTCCATGTGGCACCAGATGCCATAGATGTAGCACCAGATGCCACACCCTATGGCACCAGTTGCCAAGGAATCAGCCCAGAGAATCAGCCCAAGAAGAAGACTTCGTCTTCTATGCCGAGGGTGAAAAATTTGCCGGATATCCCTTCCGGCAAGGAGGAGATCCGCGAGTTCATTCTCGCCCACCACGGCAAAGGGCTCGTCTGGGCCGACGAGTTCTGGGACTACTACGAGGCGGCTAACCCGCCGTGGCACCGCAACGGCAAGCCCATCCGGTCCTGGAAGCAGACGGTGCTGACCTGGATCCGGTTCGCCCAGGAGCGGCAGGAACGGCAGAACCCGACGCAGCAGGAGGTCTGGAAGTGAACGTCATCCACATGCACGGCAGGGGGCAGCGTCCGGCTCCCACGATCCAGCGCGAGGCCATCGACGGCACGATCGCCGATGGCGGCACACGGCTTCACAGCCGGGCCCACGAGACCGGCTATCGGCTCCCCTGGAGCGCCACGCACGGCTCCATCGTCCTGCGCGACGCCGAGGTGTCGATCTGGGCTGGCTGGCCCGGTCACGGCAAGTCGACCCTGGTGAACCACGTCGGCATGTACCTGCTGGCGCAGGGCGCGGAGGTCATGCACGTCAGCCTGGAGATGGATCGGGCGTTGCTGGGTCAGCAGTTGCTGCGCCAGTTGGCCGGGACGGACACGCCGTCGGCCGAGTGGGTGCAGGCGGCGAGGCAGTGGCTTGCCGGCAGGAGCTGGTCGGTCGCCTACGGCAACGGTGTTACCGTCAAGGTGGCCGACGTGCTGTCGGAGATCGAGGGGTACCTCATGGGCGACACCGGCCGGCACGTCATCCTGGACAACGTGTCCTGGCTGGACCTGCCCGAGCAGCAGGGCGCGGCAGAGGCCGTGCGTGACCTGATGGTGGCGGTCAAGGACCTCGTCGAGCGGCACCTGGGGCACGTCCACTTGGTCTGCCACCTGCGCAAGGGCGAGAACGACCGCAAGCGGCCGAGCATGATGGACGTGGTCGGCAGCCGCTACTACACGCTGATCGGCCACAACGTCTACCTCGTCCGGCGCAACCGCGACAAGGACGACGTCCGCGGCATCGGCCAGTTCGAGCTGGCCCGGTTGCCGGAGAAGCAGGCGCAGCGCGTGCTGGAGCTGCGCGAGCAGCCGGACGCCTTCCTGTCGATCGAGAAGAATCGCGTCGGCGGCGCCCTCGGGGTGCACGGCCTGTGGTTCGATCCGGCGTCGCAGCAGTTTCTCGGCGGACCCAACGCCGGACTGACGAACTTCGGCATCAGTGCGAGGCAGCGCCATGAATGAACTCACCGCGGTCTCCCGGGCGATCGCCAAGGAGCACGACAAGCTGGACGTCGCCCACTGCAGCCAGTGCTGGAGCGCCTGCCGGAAGTCCGAGAGCTTCACCGTCGTCGGCTCCGGCAACCGCCGCCGCCGCATCTGCAAGACCTGCCGTGACGGCTACCTCAAGCGGGGCCTGACCGTGCGCTACGCCAAGGAGCCGCTGCCGTGACCGACCGCCTGCGCTACCTCGACCTGAAGCTGCCCTACCCCCCGACCCTGAACACCGGCTGGCGCTGCGTCGCCGGGCGCGTCGTCCTGGCGGCCCGGCAGCGGGCTTTCCGCAAGACCGTGGGGGATCTGGTGCAGCAGCTCCGGGCCGACCGGGGATCGCCCTACACGACCCGGTTCGGCTCCCTGGCGCTCGGCCTGTCGATCGCGGTGTACCCGCCGACCCGCCGGGCCTTCGACCTGGACAACGTCATCAAGCCCTGCCTCGACGCCCTCATGCACGCCGGCGTGATGGACGACGACTCCCAGGTCATTGCGATCGAAGCCACCAAGGGCATCCCGGACCCGCCCAAGGGCTACGCCTGGGTCGTCCTGACCGAGGTCCCCGGCGGCGTCCCCGGCGACACCCCGGCGCGGGCGAGGCTGAGAATTGCCCCATGAGCCGCCGAGCGAGCGACCTGGGGTACCACGTCTCGGATAGCGACATCGAGACCCTGGCGCGCCTCGTAGGGCCCCACAGGGCTATTCCCAGGCCGCCGCCGAGACCTGACCCGCGAATGGACTACGTCATGCGCCTGACGGCCGGCTGTCCCTGCGACCCCTGCCTGCAGCGCAGGACCTGCGCCGAGGAGTGCGTGCTGTTCGACGCCTGGGTGCGGGCATGCGACCGCGGGAATCTCAGTCGTCGTCACGTAACCCGCTGATCCTGCTACCATTCGCCCATGGCTGTCAGACTCAACAAGCGTCAGACCGAAAACTCTCGGGCGGCGATCCAGACTACCCAGATCCTGAAACGCCTTCAGAATCATGTACTTGGCGAGCTGGAATTGACGCAGACCCAGATTGCGGCGGCGCGGATCCTGCTGAACAAGTCCATGCCGGACCTGCAGGCGGTGACGCATTCGGGCGAGGTCGAGCATCAGGTCAAGCTGTCGGTTACCCTGACGCCGCATGGACGTTGAAGCGACGCTGCAGGTTCGGCCGATCTTCCTCCCGCTGGTGGAGGGCTCGGTTGCCCGGCAGGCGGTCGTGGTGGCCCATCGCCGGGCCGGCAAGACGATCAGTGCCCTGCAGCGCATGCTGACCGCGGCCATCCGGCTGGCGGCTCCAGCGGGCCGCTACGGGCTCGTAGCGCCACTTCGGGTTCAGGCCAAGGCGTTGGCCTGGGATCCGCTCAAGGCGATGACGGCGCCGATCCCCGGCATCAAGGTCTCGGAGTCCGAGCTGTGGGTCGAGCTGCCGACGGGTGCGCGGCTGCGCCTGTACGGGGCCGACCAGCCTGACGCCATCCGCGGCGGGTACTTCGACGGCGTCGTGATGGACGAGTACGCCCAAATGGACCCCCGGACCTGGGACGAGGTCATCCGACCCATGCTGGTCGACCGTCAGGGCTGGGCGCAGTTCATCGGCACCCCGGCCGGCAAGAACGGCTTCTTCCGCCTGTACCAGCAGGCAGCCGGCGACCCGGACTGGGCGCGGTTCGAGTTCCGGGCCAGTCAGACGGGCATCATTCCCGAGCTGGAGCTGGCCGCCCTGCGGCGCAGCATGAGCCGCGAGGCCTACGAGCAGGAGTTCGAGTGCAGCTTCACGAGCGCGACCAAGGGCGCCTTCTACGGTGAGCTGATGGAGGCGGCCGAGAAGCAGGGGCGGATTACCCGCGTGCCGTTCGATCCGGCTCTGCCGTGCGTGACCAGCTGGGACCTCGGGGTCCGCGACGCGACGGCGATCTGGGTCCTGCAGCCCGCGGGCGGCGGCTCGGTCAACGCCGTCGACTACCTGGAGTCGTCCGGCGTCGGCCTGCCCTGGTACGCCAACGAGCTGCGCGCCAGGGGGTACAACTACACCGGCCACGTCGCCCCGCCCGACATCGCGGTCACCGAGCTGGGCAGCGGCCTGTCGCGGCGCGAGGTGGCGGCGAACCTCGGCATCCGGTTCGACGTCAGTCGGCCGCACAAGGTCATGGACGGCATCGAGGCCGTGCGCACGCTGATCCCGCGCATGTACTTCGACCGCGAGAAGTGCGCCCGCGGCATCGAGGCGCTCGGCCTCTACCGCCAGGAGTGGGACGGTAAGCTGCAGGCCTTCAAGCCGACGCCGCTGCACGACTGGACGTCGCATGCGGCAGACGCCCTGCGCTACTTCGCCATGAGCGACCAGCGCAGCCGGCCGAATGAGAGTGATTGGGACACCGACGTCAACGAGGCGCTGCACCGATGATCGACCCGCTCGACACCATGACCGACGACCTGCCGTTCGACGACTCGCCCGAAGACAGCGGCATGACGGACGACGAGCTGCTGACGGCCGTCCGCGAGGAACTCGACAACGCAGAGCCGGACGAGGCTGACGCGGCGCGCGTCGAGGCGCTCGACTACTACTGGGGCCGGCTGCCGGCGGCGAAGCAGGGCGTGCGTGGCCGGTCGCGGGTCGTGAGCACCGACGTGATGGACGCCACCGAGGCGACGCTCGCCGAGATCATGCCGGCGATCGGCAGTCAGCAGCTGGCGCAGTTCCCGCCGACCGGCCCCGAGGACGAGCAGCAGGCGGACAACGAGAGCCGAGTCGTGAACCACGTCATCATGGGCGTCGGCGGCGGGTTCATGGCGTTCACCCAGGCCATCAAGGACGGCCTGCTGCGGCGTAACGCGGTCATCAAGGTCTTCTGGGAAGAGAAGACGGACGTGGTCTACGAGACCCACAAGGACGTGCAGCTGCAGATGGTCCCGCAGCTCATGGCGCCGCGCTCGCCCGACGAGGAAGTGACGCTGGCCGGCGCGGACTACGAGGAGCAGGTCTATTCCGGCGAGTACGGGCCGCAGGCCGCGGTAAGCAACGGCAGCATCCTCGTCAAGCGCACGCGCAAGACGCGCCGCCCACGGCTGCAGGCCGTGCCGGTCGACGAGCTGCTAGTCAACCAGGACCACCCCGGGCTCGACTACGACAACGCGCGCTTCATCGCGCATCAGCGCGTGGTGTCGGCCTCCGAGCTGGTGCAGATGGGCATCGACCGCGACGTCGTCGACTCGCTGCCGTCCTTCGACACGTCGAGCAACAGCGCAGAGGCGGCCCGCCAGCGCAGCGGCGCAGAGCGCGAGTTCGAGACGGGCCACAAGTCGACCAAGCCGGTG